GGGAAGGTGATGCATTCTCTCTGGCCTCCAAACGAACTACCACGTTTATGTCGTCCGGCATGACGCTGGTGGAGAGTTCACCAGGCCGGGACATCCGCGATACAAAGTGGCGCCGGAGTTCGGCGCATGAAGCCCCGCCGACAACCGGTATTCTTTCTCTGTACAACCGCGGCGACCGTCGCCGCTGGTACTGGCCTTGTCCGCATTGCGGTGAGTATTTCCAGCCTGAGATGACGGCGATGACCGGTTACCGGGAAATCAGCGATCCGGTAAAAGCCAGCGAAGCGGCCTGTATCCATTGCCCTTCCTGCTCAGGGGTGATCACCGCCGGTCAGAAACGCGCCCTAAATATGAAAGGTGTCTGGCTGCGAGAGGATCAGCAGATCGACAGCAGCGGAACAATAACGGGTGCCGGACGGCGGTCGCGTATCGCGTCGTTCTGGATGGAAGGCCCGGCAGCTGCATATCAGACCTGGGCACAGTTGGTTTACAAACTGCTGACCGCTGAACATGAGTACGAAGCGACCGGTAGCGAAGAAACGCTTAAGACGGTTATCAACACCGACTGGGGGCTGCCGTATCTCCCGCGTTCCAGCATTGAGCAACGCAAAGGTGACGAACTGCTGCAGCGCGCCGAACCGGTTGAGCGTCGGCGTGTGCCAGCTGGCGTCAACTTCCTGGTGGCGACCGTCGATGTGCAGGGCGGTAAAAACCGGCGATTTGTGGTGCAGGTCGTTGGCTATGGTGCCCACGGCGAGCGGTGGGTGGTTGACCGGTACAACATCATGCAGTCGATGCGCACCACACCTGACGGCGAAAGCTACCACATCGATCCTGCCAGCTACCCGGAAGACTGGGATCTTCTGCGTACCGATGTGCTGGAGAAAACCTGGGCGCTCGATGGCGAGCCGGGCAAGCGAATGGGTCTTCTGGCAATGGCCGTCGACTCCGGCGGTGAGGATGGTGTTACCGACAACGCCTATGAGTTCTGGCGGCGCTGTCGCCGAGACGGTCTGCAGCGCAAAGTCTGGCTTTTCAAGGGTGACAGCCAGACCCGGGCGAAGCTGATTACCAAAACCTACCCGGATAACACCGGGCGTTCCACCCGGCGCGCGAAGGCGGCCGGTGATGTCCCTCTCTACCTTCTTCAGACCAACGCACTGAAAGACCGGATCAACAACGCGCTGTGGCGCGATGTGCCGGGGCCAAACTACGTGCATTTCCCTGACTGGCTGGGAGGGTGGT